CAAGTATTAGACAAACTTGGTAAGGCAGCAAACTTTGCAGAACTTATGAATGGCGAAGTAGTAAGTATTAATCCTAAACATCCACACGGAGACCGTGCAAAGAAAACTGCACAAGATATCTTGTCTACAGAAAACTTTGCTGATGGTAAGAAAAAAGGCAAAAGCAGACCAGGGCGTGTAAAACGTGCTGGCGCTAGTTGCAAAGGAAGCGTAACAAGCCTACGTAAAAAGGCTAAAAATGCAAGTGGTGAACGTGCTAAAATGTATCACTGGTGTGCAAATATGAAATCAGGAAAGAAAAAATGAAAATATACGAACTACTAGCAGAAGAAAAGAAAGACAAATATTGCTCAGACAAGTGTTGCGGTAGCGATGTAAAGGCAGAAGATTGTAAATGTCCTCCAACTTGTAAACATTGTAATTGTAATGATCCAGCAGTATCCGAAACTGCAACAGCAGGTGCAACTGCATCAGGTAATATTGCAGCAGTTTCTAATCCTACAGTAAAAACCAAAAAAGACAAAAACGGTGTCCCAAAAGCACCACAAAAGAAAAATACTAACGGAACTGCAAAAAACGCTTTAGACCTGCCAAACAATTTAATGGGCGGGAAGATGATTAAAAGATAAATACTACAACTAGTAAAAAAACTATTGGAGTAATCTAGATGCGCAAAAATGACCTAAAAAAATTACGTACAGACGAAGGGTTAGCTGACCTTGCAATGAAGGCTGAAAGCGACCACGAAGTACAAATGGCTAGAGCAGAATTATATAAGCTCGCCAAATATTCAATTAAACTACACGAAATGCTAAAAGGTGTCAGTGAACGTGAAGGATTAGAAGGTTGGGTACAATCAAAAATCACTAAAGCAGCTGATTATTTAGGAAGTGTATATCATCATTTAGAATACGAGCAAAAGTTTGAAGATACAAATGCGCCAACATTAGAAGGAGCCGACTACAAACATTCTCTACAACAAAAACTAGATTCATTGAAGGAGTCTAACAATGCGTGAATACATTAATTTAGTAGAAGGCAAAGAACGCCTTGACGAAGTAAATAAAAAGGACAAACAGTCTATTCAAAAAGATGTCAATACGTTAAAAGCAGGTAAAACTACTTACAAAAATATTGAAAGATTATTTAAAAAATGGGATGGACAAAGTAGTTTCTTTAGCGCAAAAAGCAACCACTTTATGGGTATGGCAGCAAAGAAGTTAGGATTACCTGGACTATTTGCACCCGAAGGCCGTACATTTTATAAAACAACAAAAGACGAAAACTCCACACGTTTTGCTACAAGTATGGTTCCAACAGGCGGAATGCTCAAAATTCTTGGCACAGGAATCAAAGACGAAGATCTAGAAAAAATGGCAACTTTAAATTTATTGCCAGATCACCGTGTAGCACAATTTAAAAAAGCAAAGCCCGAACTAATGAAAAAAGCGGCTGCTGCACCTCAAACAAGTGACGAATTAGATGCTGATTCAGATGACAATAAAACAACTGGAAGACAAGATGGTCCTGACAGTGCAAAACCAAAAACTGAGCCTGGATCAAAGCGTGGTATCAAAGACGGTAAAATTACATTTTCAGACGGTTCGACTTTTTATAGAGAAGAGTCGGGCAAAGGCCTAAGACTATTCCAGAAAAAAGTCGGCGGAATGATTAGACGTATGGACGAACTTGTTCGCAAAATGAACGAAAGCATACCAAATAGTTTAAAAGCAACACTAACCGAATCAGACAAAGCATACTTGATGCTAGAAGCACTAACTAGTTCAGAAGCAAAAGAACTGGTTGACATTGTAGGCGACTTAGAACTTGCAATCCAAGCAAAAGACGATCAAGGTGTATTCATTAGTTCAACAAACATTGGACTAATCAAAGATAGAATTGCACAGTACAAGCCTGTAATTGACAAGGCAAAAACTCAACTTACAACAGCTGATCCAGACGCTGATAAAAAAGATCCAGATGACAAAGATGACGACCCTAAGAAAGATGACACTAAGAAAGATGAAAAGGTTGCTTCAGGTGATTTAGCAGCATTTGCAAAATCAGGCAAAGGCGGTCTTGCTAACGACCCAGAAGAAGTAGAAGCTATCAAAGAACTACAGCAGTACCTATCTGATATGGGATTTGATCCAAATGGTGTTGACGGCAAATACGGCCCTGGCACTAAAAAGGCTGTAAAAGAATTTCAATCATACTTTGGTGCAAAACCGGATGGTGATGCTGGTCCAGAAACAATCGGACAAATTATTAAATTACGTAGCATTATGTTTAAAGGCGGCAAAAACTTTGCAGACTTCCGTAAAGATATGACACGTATGGAAGAACTACTTAAAAAAGCAGGCAGTAAATCAGAGTCTAAAGATATGGACTCAATACGTTCTATTCTCGAAACTTTGCGCAGACTTGACGAAGCACTTACTGATCAAGAAAAGAAAGAACTAGACGACTTAATTGCACAATATGATTCAATTATGAATGATGCAGAGTTTGCAACAGCTATTCCAAAACCAAGTTATGACAGATATAAGAAAATTATCGATGCGGCAAAAGCATTAGATGGTGGCGGTGATTTAACAGACAAGCTAGATGGTAAAGATGGCGAAGTTGATAAATCAGACGACACAAGTAAAGCAACACTTGATCCTGATCGCGCTGAAGAACTAATGAGACGTATGAGAAATGTAATGGGCAACCATACTACCGGCTGGATGACTGACGAATTAGCAGTACAAGACATTCTCAAACAGTTGAAGAACAAAGCAGATTGGGAATTACTTTCCAAGGCTTATTACGATTTCCAAGTTGGAAAAACTAAACATAGATATAGAACAGGCGATCTTAAAAAGGATCTGCAAGGCGTTATGTCAGAAAAATACTATGCACAATATGTTGCATCTGAACTTACACGCATTGGTGTGAATCCTGGAGAAGGCACAGGAACTGATGACAAAGACTCTGGTGACGTAACAGGCAATGGCGAAGTTGATAAAGGTGCAGGTAAGTTCACCGTGGTTCCTCGCAAAGGAGGACAAGGTAACAACAGAATGTTTGGTTACGATGTTAAAGATGCAAATGGAAATACTGTAGCAAAATTTGGTAAACAAGAAAAAGCAGCAGCAGAAGCAGAAGCTGCAAGATTGAATGGTGGATCTAGCACTACTTCAAGTAACGAGCCTGTTAAAAAGGCAGACGATGGTAGTACTGATGCTAACAAAATTCCAGCAGAAAAAAGAATTGCAGATTTTAAAACTGTACTTTCAGATCCAAATATAGACTTAGATACAATTATCAAAGTTGCAAAAGAAATGAAAGCAGATACTGAAGTTTGGAATATGGCAACACCTGGTTTGAGAAAGCAACTTGATCAAGTAATAGCAACAGGCGGAAAGTAGTTCAATGAAGATTTTTGAAGTAGTAGAACTTTCAGAAAGCCAAGAGCTTGTAGATGAATTAATAAAGCTAATTCTAAAATTACACACAAAGTTCACTAATCCAAGTTCAGGTGTTCAAACCGACATTGGTAAACTTCAAACTCCAAAAGTAGATGATAGTGTTCCAAAATCTATTGCAAACTTTTCTGGTGTTAAAAGACCCGAAGAAGTTTCAAAGATTACAGCAGATGCTATCGGAATAGCAAGAGAAAATAACGACTCAGTACAAATTGCACAAATTGCAGCCGCTGGACTTGCACAATTACCTAAAGTAGGAACACAACAAGAAAAAGCACAAGCAGCACAAACTATTGTTAGCACACTATCAACATCTGAGAAGAATGATCCAGTAATTAAAGCAGCGATTGCTCCTGCTATGTTACAAATAAAAATAGCTAACACAGATTCAGCAGACGGCGAAGCTGGTGCAGAGGAAGCTCTTAGACAGTTTGTAAAGGATACATATCCTGAAGCAATTCCTGCTGCACTTAGAAGCAGAGTTCCTGCAGAAAAAGTTCCTCAAATGTCTGCAGAAATTATAATCAAAAAAGCACAAGAATTAGGAATGATGAGTGCATTTGCTGATCCTGCGATGGCTGTAAAACTCATTAATCAAGAAGTTGCTAAAATAAGTAAGGTAGAAAAACCACCAGCACCGAAAAAAATAACCGCACCTGAGCTACCGGGACAGAAGCCAGAAGTAGACACATCAACAAATTCTCAATCAAGTGCAGCACCTACATTTACAACTAAAAATGTAAGTGGTCCGTCAAGAACTAAAAATGTACAAATTATTGATGCTAACGGTAAAGTGGTTGCTACAGTAAGAGGCAATCGAAATAATATTAAGAGATTAGTAACAGCCAAATTAAAGGCACTAGGAGCAGAAGTATGATAGTTTCAGAGATTTTAAAAGAAAATGCTGCTGATGAATTAATTAATACTCTGTTAGCAAAGCAAAAAGAATTGGGCAAAAAAGAACCTGTCGCAACAAATACTGCATCAATAGCTATAGACGGTGATTTAAAAGCAGGTATACAAGCAGGTATGGCAAACAGTACAGCCCAAAAGGGATACTATCTAGTTCTTGCTGCCATTAACAAACGTGCAAAGACATTAGCTGCTCAGGCTGGACTTGATCAAGCTGGCGAAATGGCTCTTTACCAACAGAAGAAAAAAGAAGTTGGACTTATGGTCAAAGATCATATTATTAAGAAATATCTTAAAGGTCAAGGATCTGGAACACTAAAAGCAATTATCGGTACTTATTTTGAATTAAAAGGCAGGGAAGGTTTTCTCTAATGGATTTTCATAGCTTAGTAAGAGAATTAGATGCATTAACAGCACAAGGAGCAAAAGAAATTGATCCTGAAGCAAGCGCCGCAGTTGCAGCAATGGCTATTTCGAAGGCAGCTAAAGGCAAAAATCTTTCTAAAACTGAAAGAGATGCACTTAAAGAATATGTTAAACTATTCCAAGAACTTCTAAGAAATCCTTCTTTTAGAAGTCGACTCAAAGATATGCAAAGATTGTTAGATAAGAAAAATTGAAACTTGTAAATCTACATCCTAAATTTACAAAACAACCATACTTAACCAATCCAATACCCAGACATCAAGTAGAAACACTTCCGTTCAAAGACTTTGACAAAGACGGCTATGAAGTTCCTACACCACTAGAATGGTTACATTATGAAGCAAACAACGTAACCCTTAATAGAGAAATACAATTTCATATTGCTCCAGTACAAGAATGGTATACTGATCTAGAACAAAGTGAACACAGACTTGTATTAGATCACTGTATGCTGTTAACTCGTTATGCATTTGCAGGCGAAGCGAGAGAACAATTACAAGAAGTTTGTCAGACTAGCCGTCCTATACTACAAAAGTTATTAAACATAAAACCAAAGTGGGGAATCGACTTTTCATTAGATTACGTTACACACAATATTGTAATGGAAGTAATACACATAGAACAGGACTTTGATAATATAGAAGAAGCAGAGTCTGCAAAAGAACGTTTAGAAAATATCATTGATAACACAGACTGGTATGATGGCGCAATGCGATTATACCAACGCAAAGACGAATGGATTAACCTATCAAGTGACGACCATTCGGACTATAAAGCACAGTTTTTTGGATGGGAACGTGCTTTTGATAATAAAAAAGTGTTTTAACACTTGACATCTATCTAAATATATCGTATAATACTATATAAACTAACAGGAGAAACCTTATGAGTGACCGTACCTATGGTGCTGAAGAAAAAGCAAAACTAGAAAACTTAGTTCGCGAAGGTGTTACAGTCCTACAAGAAGTAGAAGACCTAAACCAAGGATTAAAGGATACTGTAAAAGCAGTAGCCGAAGAACTTGATATTAAACCAAGTTTAATCAACAAAGCAATCAAAGTCGCAAAAAATAGAGATTGGGACAAACATTACGACGAGTTTGACGATCTTGAAACACTTATCACCACTTTGGGCTATGACAAGTGATTGTTAAAATAAAAAATTACTGGCTAGACAGCTATCATAGTGATAAAATTGCATTTTGGTTTGAACTAGTAAGTTTTGTATTTACAGTAGCCGCTAGTATGACTCTAGCTTTAAATGCAGACAATCCTAATATGCTGATTGTTTATCCAGGATTTTTTATAGGTAGTAGTACACAATGTTATGCAAGTTACAGACGTGGGTTGCCGTGGATACTATTACTTACTTTTTACTTTAGTTGTATCAATATTGTAGGATTTGGAGTAGCAGCTCAATGGTGGTAGAACAAAAACCCTATCAATGGTTAAGTTGGGTGGCAACAGTGTGTCTTTTAGGTGCTGCCCTTCTTGCCGCTTTTAATGTATACCCTTTGTATATTTGGGCATTTATTATCAGTAACAGTCTTTGGATATTAGTCGGAGTGCTGTGGAGAGAAAAAAGTTTAGTGGTAATGAATGCAGGACTAACTATTATATATGTTGCAGGATTATTTAAGGACTACTTGTAAATGACTAAGACTGTATATTGGGCACCAGTAATTGTAGGCGATGATTGGCCACTTGTTAGTGAACTTAAATTTTATGATCTAGAACGTCTTATCAAGCGTATTGACCCAATTGAGTTTTTTGGTCCTTCTACTGCAAGATGTCCTGCAATGGTAGACGAGCTTAAAAATACGTTTGCATTACGCAGTCCATTAGATTTACACATAGACTTTGGTGCTAACTTTGATAGACCACAATGTCATAATGAAACTTATACTCCAGAGCTACTAAGTCAGTTTATTAATGAACCGAATCCTCATAGAATATTCCAATTATCATATGCACAAATTGTCTTATTTTGTGAAGATGAATTAACAATGACACAGCTTCATCCATACTATGAAGATAACTCATTTACAGATAACGTAATGGGAGTTTCAGGAACTATAGATATTTCGTCCTGGTTAAGACCAGTGCAACCAGGCTTTAAATTTAAATCTAAAAAACACGTACTTAATATCGCAGATGGAGACGCTGTAGCATACTATAGGTTTAATACTAATGAACCAATAGTTTTGAAAAGATTTGATGCAAAGGGATTATATTCAGACAGAGCAAGCATTATGCAGGCGTGTTTAGCATTTAAAGATCATAAACCACAAAGGCACACATACTCACTAAAGGCATCTTACGAGGCGTTTAAAAGAGCAAGATACAATAAGAAAATGATTGCATATATTAAAGAAAATTTACTTGACTAATTATACAAATGATAGTATAATTAATTTATCGCTCAAGAGAGCAAGCAGATGGTTAGGTTGGCCACAAGCAACGAGGAGAAATGAATGGCATACGTAGACGCGATGTTTGATCGTGATCAAGATATTATTCGTGTAGTCGAACGCAAAGACGGTAAGAGACACTTTCACGAATATCCCGCAAAATATACATTTTATTATGAAGATCCTAGAGGCAAATACAAAAGTGTCTATGGCGATCCGCTAACACGTATTGTATGTAAGAACACAAAAGACTTTCGAAAAGAAGTTGCTATTAACAAAGGCAAGAACTTGTTCGAAAGCGACATTAATCCTATTTTCCAGTGTCTAAGTGAAAACTATCTTAATCAAGATGCTCCTAAACTAAACATTGCATTCTTTGATATTGAGACAGACTTTGATCCAGAGCGTGGCTTTGCTGACCCTGCTGATCCATTTATGCCTATTACTTCTATATCCGTTTACTTGCAATGGCTAGAAACAATGGTGTGTTTGGCAGTTCCGCCTAAGACACTTACAATGGAACAAGCAAAAGCAGAACTTGAAGGCATTGATAATGTAATGCTGTTTGAAAAAGAAGGTGATATGATTGATACCTTCTTAACACTGATTGAAGATGCAGATATCTTAAGTGGTTGGAACAGTGAAGGTTATGATATTCCATATACTGTAAACAGGACTAGCCGTGTACTAAGCAAAGACGACACACGTAGATTCTGCTTGTGGGGACAACTTCCTAAGAAACGTGAATATGAAAAGTATGGAAAATCAGCTGTTACCTTTGACCTAATAGGCAGAGTGCATTTAGATAGTTTGGAATTATATCGTAAATACACATATGAAGAAAGACACACATACAGGCTTGATGCCATTGGTGAGATCGAAGTTGGTGAAAATAAAGTCCCTTATGAAGGTACTTTGGACCAGTTGTACAACAATGACTTTAGAAAGTTCATCGAATACAACATACAAGATACCGCACTACTGGACAAGCTGGACAAAAAACTAAGATTTATTGATCTAAGTAATAACATTGCACACGAAAATACTGTGTTGCTACAGACCACTATGGGTGCTGTTGCTGTTACAGAGCAAGGAATCATTAACGAAGCACACAACAGAGACTTACGTGTACCCAATCGTCCTCGTAGAGATGATACAGAAAATACACAAGCGGCTGGTGCGTATGTTGCATTTCCTAAAAAGGGCTTGCATAAATGGATTGCTTCAATGGACTTGAATTCACTGTATCCTAGTGTGATTCGTGCTTTGAATATGGCTCCAGAAACTATTGTAGGACAGATTCGTCCTGACATAACTGAAGCTCGTGTACACGAAGATATGACTCTGAAGAAGAAGAGCTTTGCAGGCAGTTGGGAAGGTCGTTTTGCTACAGAAGAATACGAAGCAGTAATGGATCAACGCAAAGATATTGCACTAACAGTTGACTGGGAAGATGGACGCAGTGATGTGCTAAGTGGTGCAGAGATTTATCAATTGATATTCGACAGTCAAATGCCGTGGATGATTAGTGCAAACGGTACAATTTTTACAACAGAGTTTGAAGGCGTTATTCCAGGTATCCTAAAACGTTGGTATGCTGAACGTAAAGAACTACAGAAAAAACTAAAGAAAGCAAAAGATGCGGGACTTGCTGCAGAAATCGAATATTGGGATAAAAGACAGCTTGTTAAAAAGATTAATCTTAACAGTTTATATGGTGCTATTCTTAATCCTGGCTGTCGCTTTTTTGATAAACGTATTGGCCAAAGTACTACACTAAGTGGTAGAACTATTGTTAAGCATATGAGTGCCGAGGTTAACAAAACTATCACAGGTGAATATGACCACGTAGGTAAGGCTATGATTTATGGTGATACAGACTCGTGTTACTTTAGTGCATATCCTATATTGCAAGAAGATATTGAAAGTGGTAAACTTGAATGGAGTACTGAAAAGTGTATTCAACTTATGGATCAAGTTTGTGAGCAAGCAAATACTACATTCCCAGACTTTATGGTTAAAGCATTTCATTGTCCAAAGAGCAGAAGTGATGTTATTGCGGCGGGTAGAGAAATTGTAGCACGAAGCGGATTGTATATTACTAAGAAGCGTTATGCGGCACTGGTTGTAGACAATGAAGGATTTAGAACAGATAGTGAAGATAGTCCAGGCAAAGTAAAAGCAATGGGCTTAGACTTACGTAGATCAGATACGCCTGTGTTTATGCAGAAGTTTCTAAGCGAACTATTGCTTATGGTGCTTACTGATAAACCTCAAGAGGAAGTTTTAGAGCGTATTACAGAATTCCGTAAAGAGTTTTCAGATCGTCCAGGTTGGGAAAAAGGTTCGCCCAAACGTGCAAACAAGATTGGTCATTATCAACGTCTTGAACAGAAACAAGGCAAGGCAAATATGCCTGGACACGTTCGAGCAAGTATCAACTGGAATACACTCAAGCGTATGAACGGTGACAAGTATTCGCAAGAAATTGTAGATGGTATGAAAGTTATTGTTTGTAAACTAAAACAAAACCCACTAGGATATACAAGTGTTGCATATCCAACAGACGAACTACGTATTCCGGAATGGTTCAAAGAATTGCCATTCGACGATGCGGCTATGGCAGAAACAATTATTGACAATAAGTTAGACAACTTGATTGGAGTGTTAAACTATCCGCTAGAAGATACAAAACAACACACCACATTCCACAGCTTATTTGATTTCGGAGACTAATATGCAAGATTATAAGGTATATAAATCAGACGTTGTTATTAACAACAAAGAAAAATTTATCGATCAATGCGAACAAGCAAGTACAATGCTAAAGGCAGAATTTCCAGACGCAGACAATACAACGTGGATTTATCAGCAATACAACATTTTTTCTTACACAGCTTCCAGTATTTTGTTTTATGATCTGTATAAAGATCTAAATAAATGTATTAGAGATTATGTAGGAGACGATCGTAGAATATGGTTTCAGGCTTGGTTAAACTTTTTATCATACGAAGAAATTGAAAAAGTTCTTCCTATGCACGGACACGGTTTTGATATGCACGGATATATATCAATCGATCCGAAAAAGACCATTACTGAATTTGTAAACTTTGAAATTAAAAACGAAATTGGAAATATCTATATCGGTCCTTGTGGCGACGATTATCGTCACAGAGTAAAAAATATAGACAAATGGGACGGCAGTCGAATTACAATAGGATTTGATTGTACGTTTGATCCAGATGTTATATCGCCAAACCAGTTATTTCCAATATTATAGAGAAATATTATGAAAGTAAAAATTGAATTAGAAATTGACACAGAAAGGCAACAAGACCTAGAAACAGTAGAAGAGATGATTACAATGTTGCGTGAATTAGTAGAAAGATTCGAGAATTAAATGAATTTAAAAGTAACAGAAGTTGAGCATTACACTGATCGGCTTTTTAGATTCAAAACAGAGCGTCCTCAATCGTTTAGGTTTACCGCTGGTGAATTTACAATGATCGGTATGGGTGATAATGATATTATGAGAGCGTATTCTCTTACTAGCGGCCCCTATGACGAGTATCTAGAATTTTATTCTATTAAAGTAGCAGACGGTCCTCTTACTAGTAGACTGCAAAAGATTCAAGTAGGAGATGAGATAGAAGTAGGTCATAAGCCTACAGGAACGCTTACATTAGCTAATTTAGAGCTAGGTGGTAACTTATGGCTATTGGCCACAGGAACCGGTATAGCACCCTTTATATCGCTTCTAAGAGACCCTGCAACGTATGATTCGTTTGATAAAATTACTGTTATATGGAGTGTTAGGGAGCAAGCAGAACTACTAGCATATAATAATTTCCTACAAGATCAGGATATTGTTTATATGCCAACAGTAACACAAGACCCAGAATGGCCATTTATGAACAAGCGTATTACAAATATGATTAGCGCAGGACAAATAATTCCAGAATTAGATCCAAGCAAAAACAAAGTTATGATTTGCGGTAGTTTATCGTTTAATGATGATGTTAAATCGATGCTACAAGAATGGAAATGGGAAGAAGGAACTAGACGTACCGCAGGTACGTTTGTACAAGAAAAGGCGTTTGTATCGTGAAAGTAGGATTTACCTGTAGTACATTTGACTTACTACACGCAGGACATTTAATTATGTTACGTGAAGCAAAAGATCAATGTGATTATTTGATATGCGGATTACAAGTTGATCCTAGCATAGATAGAAAAGACAAGAATGCACCAGTGCAAACTGTAGTTGAACGCTACACTCAACTAAAAGGTGTTGAGTATGTAGATGAAATTATTCCGTATGGTACTGAAGCTGACTTAGAAGATATCCTTAGTATGTATCCAATTGATGTACGCATACTAGGAGAAGAATATCGTGATAAAGACTTTACTGGTAAAGACATTTGTCGCAAACGTGATATCGAATTACATTTTAATAAACGAGATCACAGGTTTAGTAGCAGCGATTTAAGGAGACGAGTTTGTGAATAGTACAACTAGGTGGATTTTTGATGTAGACGGTACCCTTACTCCTAGTAGAGGTAAGATAGATCCTAAGTTTAAAGAATTCTTTAATGATTTCTGTAGATCAAATTATGTGTATCTTGTAACTGGTAGTGATAAACCTAAAACTGTAGAACAAATTGGTAAGGATACTTACAATCTAGCACACACTGTATACAACTGTTCAGGTAATGATGTTTGGCAAAGCAATAAGAATATTCGAAAAAATGACTGGGTGTTGCCCGATCTTGCTAGATCATTTTTAATTAATTGTGAGTACGAAAGTCAATTTGATATACGTACAGGTAATCATATCGAAGAGCGCACAGGTATGGTGAACTTTAGTGTAGTTGGTCGTAACGCAAACGCAGAAGAACGTGCGGCATATGTTGCATACGACACAAAAGAAAATGAACGAAATATTATTGCAGAGGCATTTAACGTAATGTTCCCAGAGCTAGAAGCACGACCGGGAGGTGAAACAGGAATTGACATTGCTCCAAAAGGTGCAGACAAAAGTCAAATTATTGAAGATTTTAACACAACAAGAGATGAAATTTGGTTTTTCGGTGATCGGATGGATAAAGGTGGTAATGATTATCCACTTGCAAAACTTATTAAAAAAACACGTCACGTTCAAAAATGGCAAAACACTTGGGAATATCTGTCGTGGTTTCGTGAACAAGGAATAGCACAATGAAAATATTATTAACCGGTCATAAAGGATTTATTGGATCTAAACTAATGAAAGTGCTCGAAAAAGATCATTCAGTTACAGGTTTAGATAAACAAGACGATTTCGATTTACTGTATGGAGTTCTTCCTAAAACTAAATTTGATTTAGTAATACATTTAGCAGGACGGAGCGGTGTACGTGAAAGTATTAAAGATCCTTCAAGTTATTGGATGAACAATGTAGAAGCAAGCAGACGCTTGTTTGAACGATATGGTGACAACACACGTATACTATATGCGAGCAGTTCGAGTGCTTACGAACCCGATTTGAACCCTTATGCGGCATCTAAGTATGTATTAGAAGAACTTGCTGAACGTTATCCAGATACACTAGGTATGCGTTTCCATACAGTATATTCAGACGATTGTCCAAGAGAAAATATGTTTTTTAAGAAATTACGTAACGGTACATTAGAATATACAACCAAGCATTATAGAGATTTTATACATTTATTAGATGTTATTGACGCAATCAATATTTTGATTCGTAACAAACATATAAATGGTGTAATAGATATTGGTACAGGTCTGCCAATTAAAATCCAAGACTTAGCACCAGATTTACCGGTGCGTCTAAATACCCCTGGAGAGCGTGAATGGACTTGCGCTAATACAGAAAAAATGAAGGCGTTGGGCTTTAAACCTAAATATAAGGTAGAAAAGTTCTTGACAAATGAAGATAAAGGCAATATAATAAACTTATTCAATGGAGAATCGTAAATGAAAGACATCTTACAAGACGTGGTAGCACATACACACGCACTAGGCTTTCTATCGCTTGTAAAAGTAAGCAACGAAGAAGGCACACAAATTGACTCGATGGCAGAAGATCGTTCTGTTATTTTAACTGCATCAACTGCATCGCAAGTAAACGAGTTCAAAGGCACATTTGGAATGCCAAACTTAGACAAACTAAGTTTGCATTTGAAAAACCCAGAATACAAAGACAATGCAAAGATTAATGTTGTAGAAGCAGAACGCAATGGCGAAACTGTTCCAACACACATTCACTTTGAAAATGCAGCAGGTGACTTCCAGAATGACTATCGCTTTATGAATAAAGCGATCATCGAAGAAAAACTTAAGACTGTTAAGTTCAAAGGTGCAGCTTGGGCAGTAGAATTTACTCCAAGTATGGCAGCTATTGCACGTATGAAACTTATGAGTGCGGCACATTCAGAAGAGCCTACGTTTAACGTAATGACCAAGGACGGCAACCTAGTATTCAGCTTTGGTGATGCAAGCACACACGCAGGCGAGTTTGTATTTGAAGCAGGAGTTGAAGGTACACTTTCACACACTTGGAGTTGGCCTGTAGCACAAGTACAAGCAATCTTAAACTTAGACGGCGACTTAACTATGAGCATTTCAGATCAAGGTGCAATGAAAATTACAGTAGACAGCGGTATGGCCAAGTATGACTATATCCTGCCAGCACAGAGTAAGTAATATGAAATATTTTAATTGGATATTTTATGCAATGTTGATTGTTGCTGGTATATTGACAGTTTCAGTAACACAACAAATGGAAGAGAGATTTCGACTCATTGAGTCACAAATTGATGAAATGAACATAATGTTAAAGGATATGTCTCAATGATGCCAGCAGAACAATATTCTCCAAGCAACTTAAATGTGAAGAAATAAATGAAAAAAGACTTAACCGCAACACAAAACGATTACGCTAGATTTCTACCAGCACTGAGTGGCTTTTATGCAACTTATGTAGGTAAACAGCGTTATGATGAGTATGTAGATAAGTCACGTATTCCTGCAAACTTTACTCACGGTGTTGAAAGTCTTAACTATCTTAACAAAAATGAAGGTCAATTTCAGTATCAATGGACACTGTATTCAGCAGGACACGCTGAACTTGATATTAACAAACACGCTCCTAAAGAAGATATGGTGCGTAACAGAGATAGAGAAAACAGTTGGATACTTGGAGACTCTGGTGGTTTCCAAATTGGTAAGGGTGTATGGGAAGGTGACTGGAAAGATCCTAACTGTCCTAAAGCACAAAAGAAACGTGACGGTGTTCTTCGCTGGATGGACGCTTATATGGACTATGGAATGATACTTGATATTCCAGCCTGGGTAGCACGTTCACCGGAAGGTGCAAAAGCAACAGGCATTAGTACATATGCAGAAGCAGTTAAAGCAACACGTATCAACAACGACTATTGGATGAAGCATAGAACAGGTGCTTGTAAGTTCCTTAATGTTCTACAAGGTGAGAATCACGCAGACGCAGATGACTGGTATGAACAGATGAAAGATTACTGTGATCCAGTTAAGTATCCCGACAATCACTTTAACGGATGGTCAATGGGTGGTCAGAATATGTGTGATGTGCATCTAGTTCTTAAACGTATTGTAACACTACACTTTGACAACTTATTACAAAAGGGTGTACACGATGTAATGCACTTTTTAGGTACATCAAAACTAGAATGGGCTACATTGCTTACTGATATTCAAAGAGCAGTACGGAAAAATTATAATGAAAACTTTACTATTACTTTTGATTGTGCTAGTCCTTTTCTCGCAACCGCGAATGGACAAATATACATTCAAAATGAAACAGCGGATCGCTCGAAATGGACATATCGAATGGTGCCGTCCGTTGACGATAAAAAATATGCTACAGACAACCGTCTCTTTAGAGATGCTGTTATTTCAGATGGGGTATTTAAGAACTTTGAAGACAGTCCTATCACTGCCGAACTCAAAGTATCGGACGTTTGTACATATGCTCCCGGAGATTTAAATAAGATAGGGAAAGAAGGAAAAACATCGTGGGATAGTTTTTCGTATGCGATCCAAATGGGTCATAACGTGTGGAGTCACATTAATGCAGTTCAAGAAGCAAACAGACAGTACGACAATGGGATCATTCCGAAAATGCTTGTACAAGAGCAATTTGACAGGATTCTATTTAGAGATGTTGTGGAAGAAATATTTGCAATTACAAACAAAGACCAAGCTCTAGCCAAGATTGAAGAATATTCTAAGTTTTGGATGGCAATTCCAGGTACTAGAGGTGCAATTGGTAAAAAGACTGTTAATTCTAGTACTTTTTTTAATAACTTGTTCGAGGTAGAAGAACCTATTGTTGAAGACGATGTACTAGACGAGACTAAGTTGGAGGAACTTGAGGATGAGCAATTATGATAACGTGGAAGATAAACTTCGAGCCCATTACGAAGAGCTAAAACGGAAACATCGAGAGCTTGACGAAGAACTTGAAACCAAGTATAATAATATGACAGTAACAGAAGAAGTTCGTAGAATGAAAACTATGAAACTTTATTTAAAGGATGAGATGCATCGAATAAATGCATACTTGATACAGAAAGGCTTGGAATAGCTTGATAAGAAGTTTGAAAGATACTGAAAAAGCATTAGTAGAAGACGATCCTGTTCGTCCACATATTCCGTATGAAAAAAGATTTGAAGACGGACGTAATGTTATAGCACTAGAAGAAGATGGTAACGTTGTTGCTATCGTCTGTACAGCACTGTGTAACGATGTACCGTTAACCGAAGAGGAAATGTTTAATTATGCTAATCCTTGTGGTGACATATTAGTTGCATACACAGTTTGGAGTTATAGTCGAGGTGCAGGAAGAACTATTATTAATACTCTTAGAGAGTGTGCTATCGATGATAATTGTAGTAAACTAGTAACACTTAGCCCTTTAACCGAAATGGCAGAAAAGTTTCATATACGTAACGGTGCAAAACTTTTACGTAAAGGCGGAATTTGTCAAAATTTTGAGTACGATTTATGAAAAGAGATTACAATACAGGTACAAAAGATCAAGTTACATTCTTCACAGGTGTAGAAGTTGAAAAGACTCCTGCGTTTGGTTTGAAGACATTGTTTGTAACTGGTGTACAACCTTGTGATATTATTCAAAAGCATTACGATGAAGAACAATGCGAACACATCTTCTTTGGTGCTAATCATAGTTTCAATCCTGGTACTAACTTTCCACAAGATGCTGAGCAATGGGATCCTTGGGACAATATGATTAAGGCGTTTTTAACTGCTGGTAAACTATGTAGTTTAGATATTCCTATTTCACTTGCAGAGGCATTTTTAGAATCACCATTGATTGAATACGACAACTTTATCCCACAACTTCGCGTTCCAGTGCCTTACGCAAAACTGTGGAACTACAACACTATGTTGAAGATTGATGATAAAGACTTTAAGGCAACTAATCCTGGCGTTTGGTGTCATAGTTTACACGATCTGTTAGATAGAG